TATCTGCTCACTTGGCTTAAACTTCTGCCTCGTCGCCTCTGCGAGGTTGTAGATTGTGATTTCCGCGCTTCCCGCCTCCTCGCCGGTGCTGTTCTCTACCTTGAAGTAGATGTCGAGGTCTGAGTTCCTGATTACAATATTGCCAATCTCAAGCTCAACGTAGCGGTTCCAGAAAGTGCTACTCATCCCAGAACACCCATACCTCGATGTTCTCCTTGCTCAGCGAGTATGGCATAAGTGTAAAGAGCACCTCATAAATGGCGGGGTCTTTTACCTCGTAAGGATTGAGCTCGACCAGCTTGGAGTTGAATACCACCGCGCCGTCCTCGACGCGGGCGATTCTAAGCCTGACAAATTCGCCTTGGGAGTTGTAAGAATAGAGGAGCTCGTAGGCTACGTTGTTGATCTTAACTCTCTGCTTCTGCGGGAGACCAAGCTGAGCTTCAAATGGCAGGACTCCATCTGGCATCAGATACCAAGCCTCCTCCTGAGCCAGTTAATCGCCCTCTCTGCCCAGTTTGTGCCGTCTGCCTCCGTTGGCTTGTCCTCGTATGAGATAGGCTTGGGAGTTAGAGCTGTATCGCCCCCCTTGGACTCTTTACCAGTCTCAACTTCAACACCTGTGGCTGGGTCTACAAAAGTAACTGGCTTTGTTTTGAGTTCCGCTCGCCTTATCGCCTTTACCGTGATTTCTGCGTCGTAGGTGTTTAGCCCTGCCGGAGATACCTCGAACTCCTCAACAACAACCTCCTCTATGTCGTAGAGCTCGGAGGTGAACCTCACAGGTTGCTTTGAGTTATAAAGCTTTAGTAGCTCCTCGTATTCTCTGCTATCTTTGAAGAGCTTGCATGAGACTCTGAGCGCCTCTGGCTCCTCAATGATGTGGTCCGCAACCGAAAATTGCTTCTCAGTCTTGTGCCTCGGAGTCGTCGCTCTCAGTGATAGCCTCAATACCTGAGTCGCCGTTAGCTCTATGTCCCCAAGCCTCACCTTTTCCATCGCCTACATCCCCATAAACTGCCTCTCTATTTTCTTGACGACTTTTTCAGCAACTTTGTCCGGGTCCCCTGCTCCTTCAACCTTTATCTCTATTCTGCCCACCGTTTTGTTGATGTTTGTTACATGTCCTCTGCCCGGTGCTATTGTTGCCGCTGCGAGCTCGCCAGGAGTTGGCAACCCCACCCTGGCTGCAAGTTCTCCTGCAAGCTTTAGCTGCCCAGGGATTGCGAAGCTCGCCATCTTCATGATGGGTTCAATGTTCTCCCTGACCGTCGCCCAGATTTCGTTCAGCTTCCTGAGAGCTTTTACAAGTGCGTAGATAGCCAGTATGAATGCTCTCAGCCCAAGCGTTGCCACCCAACCGAGCACCTTGCCAAACTCCCTGAGAGTTTCCTTGTTTCTACTGAGCCAGTCTATTACTGGCTGGAAGGTGCCCCGGAAGGATTTGCCTGCATCCTCACCTACTAAGCCGAACTCTTTGAGCAGGTCAACGATAGGGGTGAAGGTGTCCTTGACCGTTGCCCAGAAGGCGCTGAATACAACCTTTAACGCCCCGAAGATTGCCTTAGCAATGCGCCAGTACTCCAAAACTCTGTCCCGAATTCCAAGGAAATTAGACTCCCACACCTTCGAGAGAACTGTAACAGCGGCTATAAGAGCACCAGTAGCACCACTTACATACAGCATGATTTTTCCGATTGTCAGAAGGATTCCTACGAATGAAACACCTGCTGATGTTGCAAACCCAAGACCTGCAACAAGCATGAGCAGTGGTCCACCGATTGTCCCAATTACTGCTACCAACGCAGTTATTGAAGAAAGCACCGATTTTACAGGGGTCGGAAGTGCGGTAAATGCCTCAGCAGCTTTCCTTACGAGCTTGGTGAAGGGCTTTAAAATTGGCATTAACCCCTTTCCAAGCTCTGCTACCACAAGAGCGATATTGTTTCTGAGTATGCCGAGCTGCTCGGAAAGGCTCTCGTCTATCGTTATGCTCGCCTTCTTTGTAACTCCTCTTACGTCGTCTAATTTCAGCATGAACTTGTTCAGGCTCTCTATCCCCCCTTCGAGTATCCTCGATATGCCTGGTCCGGCATAGCTCCCGAATATCTCTGTTGCCTTTTTTGTTCGCAGGGCTTGGTCCTCAATTTCCGCGAGTGATTTGATAGTCTCTTTTACATCTATGCCCTTTGCTGCCGCTTGCCTGAGACCCATGAGAACCCTTGCGACGTTCACGCCCTGGCTCTCCATCGCTGCGAGCAAGCCTATTGCCTCACCTATGTTCAGACCGAGAAGCTTCAGCGCCGCGCCGTTATCGCTTATTAGTTCTGCGAGTCTCGCTGCATTTACTCCAGACCTCTGCGAGGCTGCGAGAAGTAAGTCGGTTGCATCTGCCACCTGGTTAATGTCCATGCCAAAAGCCTTCATCACTACTGAGATATTGTTCGCAGCCTGCACTGCGTCTGTGCCTGTAACCTTTGCGAAGTCGAGCATCTGCTGGGTTACCGGCTGCATTGCGCTTCCGATAGCGCCCCAACGCTGCCTGAGGACTGTCATTGCTCCTGCGATTTCCTGGAATGAATTGGAGTTTACCTGTGTGAGCCTGATTAGAGTGTTCTGAAGGTGCCGCAGCTCCTTATCCGTTACTCCTGTCCGAGCCTGAAGTTCCTGCATGGCTCTCTCCAATCCAATCGTGCTACGAGTCATTGAAGTTGCTACCGCTCCAACCGCCGTAAAAGCCGCCGAGACAGCGAAAAGTCCTGCGAAATTCTTTCTCACTTGTTGGAGCTTGCTTTTGGTTACGTCAACGGCTTGGTTTACCCTGCTTAGATTCGCGCTCACCTCGTCCTTCAGCCGAATGCCAATCGCCATGTCGCGGATTAGCCCAAGCCCGAACATGGAAACTTTTTTATTTTGCAGGACTTTAAATAATCAACAGGGGTAAGAAAATGTTCGGGCTAAAGTCAGAAGAACAACTAAATGGGAAAGTGTGTCCGTTCTATTTTGGGTGGAAAGGTTGGGCTAACAAGTCAGTGGCATTCAAGGAATCGACATGCCTCAAAGAAAAATGCATGATCTGGAATCCAAATGCTCAGGACTGCAACATCAACATTATAGCCACAAAACTAAAGTAACCTCAACAAAATCTAAAGGTATGTCTTTTCCCGGGAACTGAGAGAGAACCTTCGTACAGCTTGCTAATCTCTTTAGCTCTCTTCTGGAAATAGTAGAGCCAGGCTAATATCTCCTGATGGCTCAGCTTTTTGACCTCTTCGAGCGGCATGTGGAGCTCGTGAGCTAAAAAGTAAAGGTGAAAGAGGTCGTCTACCTCTGCATAAACTTTTTTATATCAGCCTCCCGGAGTCCAAGGAATGCTTGCACTTCCGCTGCGAGAGCGAGGTATGGACCAGGGTCAAGGGTCTTCGCTGTCTCTTCGTCCAGCTCTTCGACGCAATGTGCGAGAAGCTTAAGCGTTGCATCTGCATCGTCGAGCCCTGCTGTTATTTTTTGCAACTCGTAGCCGGAGATTTTCCGAATTGTGTACTCTTTGCCTGCTATCTTGACTTTCTTCTTTTCAGCCATTCTCCCACCTACCTCTTCTTAGCCTGTCTATGTCCTGAAGTCGAAGCCGAAGCCCTTGAACGGGAAGGCAAAGGTCTCCATGCCTCTGGTAATCTTGGTCTCCGGGAAGCCTATTTTCGCGTGCTCCAGGGTTATCTCGCTGAAGCCGGTCGCCTCGGGGTTGTCGCTGATGAAGCTTATCTTTACTTCCTTCTTTGTTGCTGCGAGCTCTATTAGATAGCCCACCTGCGGGCTGGATTTGAGCACCTCTATCGTGCCCTCTGCCTGAGTGTTTGGAGAGCGCTCCCAGCCAACCTCACCGTCGAGGGCTTCAACGATGTTGTCCATCTGGTCGCCGCTTGGGGTTATCCCCGTATCACCGCCCTCTGCAAGATTGGTTATCTCCACACCGTCAACGAGCAGGTGGATGTCCTTTACATTATACTCGACCATATCTCACCACCTCACAACGATATTACCAGGTCAAGCGAGATGACGCTGATGCCTCCGGAGAGGTATGCTGTCACCGTTACGCCGCTGAGCGTCCTGTTTGCCTTGTCTGTGTCGCTTATGCTGTCATAGCTGGGAACAACCACTTCATAGCCCCGCACGAGGTTGCCGTTTTCATCCACATAGTCCTCTCGCAGAGCTCCTGCTTCTTGGGCACGTTTACAGCTTGCTATGAGGGTGCTCTCTATGAGCTTGAGACCTGCTGGGGTGAAGGGTATCTTCTGCCCTGCTCCTGCCTTCCTGAGCTTCAGGTTCACCAGGTCAGTCTCAATCAGGTCTACGAGGTATTGCTTAGTGCGTGAAACGTCGAGCCAGGAACCGTCGAGGGCTTTGCCACCGCTGAGCACCACCTGAGAACCTACCTGTATGAAAGTGTTGCCCCCGGCTTGCTCGATGGTGCTCACGTCGCTGGGAGAGTAGCCTGCTGCGTTTATCCCGCTCACGCTCTGCCATTCTGCTGGTATCCAGTTCTTTATGCCGGCTATAGCACCAGCAGCAGCGCCGGCTACCTCCCCAGGGGTATAGCTTGTGGTGTCGTCGTGTGCCACCGCATAGACCCACTCGTTAGCGATTAAGTTGCCCAGGGCTGTGGTCACCGTGCTGGCATCGCCGAGCTGAGGCATTACCAGCACCTTGTTGTAGCTGTCAGCATGAGACACGAGCTTTGCAGCGTTGGTGTCGCTTGCGTCGATAGTGCCCACTATGATGTCATAGTCCACCTGGTTGGTTACCAAGTCGCTGAGCACCGTGTCGTAGTCGGCTATGGGGTTGCCAGCTCCGTCGTCCTTCATGACGTTTACGGCTTTCAGCTTTGCTACGCCCTGAGCGAAGATTTTTGCTGTTGCTTTGGCAATTGGAGAGTTTGCACCGAACTTCTGCTCAACCTCTGCCTGCGAGTAGAAGGTATAGACAACGTTGAAGTCCGCGAGATTGTCGCTGTCCTCGCCCACCACTATAATTTCTCCATACGTTGGGGTGGGCAAGGCGGCTGTTGCATCCTTTACCGAAATCTGGACCGTATCCTTCACCGTTGGCATTTTACCACCGTCCTTTCTGGAACCTGGGCGGCTTGGACTTTATAAACCGCTATTGTTGTACTGTTACGGTGCTGTTTATTGTCTCGATGTAGGCGATGGCTTCTGTCCATGTAACCCTGTAAACGATTATTAGCTCTATGAGTCTGCGCCTGATGTAGCCCTTCTCTATGATGTCGAGAGGGCGAGGAGGTATCACGTTGAATACGCTCGCTCCCTGGTCGCTGAGGTCGAGCTTCATGAGCTCAAGGTAGAGGTCTCCTGCTATGCTGTCTATGCGCCTTTCATCCTTGTTGTCGTATACGTTGATGTCGAGGGTTTGCTGGAGCCTCACCCCTCGCGTAACCTGAAGCTGGTCACTCTGTGCGTCATAAGCTATATCCATGAGGTTGCCGAGAGGAGTGCCTTGATAGGTGGGCTCAAGCCAGCCCAGGGTGATTAGCGGGTACTGCTCCATGCCGGAGAGGTCTTGATTCGCATAGACTACCTGAGCGTTGACCTGCTGAGCGTTGTAGGTGTAGGCTTTGGGGATCGCGTTATATACTGCGTCCTTCAACGCCTGCGGTGGAAATAGTTGCGCCATGCTCCCCCCGTGAAGCGTGGACTTTTAAAGACTGTGCTTTTCTATTGCCCTGTTTAGCTTCTCTGCGATTGTCTTCTCCGCCTTTGGGAATATTTTCTCATCTGCGGTGGGTCTCATCCAGGCTCTCTGCGGGATTCTGCCGTCTCTTGAGCCAAACTCGTGAACCAAGCCTATCTCTACCGTCTCCTTCCCACTCCTCCCCCTGGAATTGTCATCGCCAAAGAGACCTATCCTCACCATATCGCCTTCGACGCGGTAGGTTATCTTCGCCCTCATTATCCCCGTGTCTATGAGCGGGCGGGTGCTTCCTTTCCGCTTGATTGTCTCGGGCTTGAGGGGCGGCCATTCTGGGCGCGATTTAGTGAGTGTGAGCTTGAGCTCTTTCTCCCCTTCCGCCCCTATTTCTCTAAGTGCTAAGTTGAAAACTGTTTCCTCAAGCTCTCTGAGGAACTTCGGGATGTTGTTCCTGTCTTTTATCATGGCTCTTTCTTGAGGAGAAGCTTCTGGAATGCGTCATTTTTCTCGATGTGGTGTATTTTGTAGCGCTTGCCCTCATGCTCTACCACGTCGCCGATGTTGACCGCGTAGTCTATGCTGATGTAGGATTTGAGGTCTTCCGTCGTATAGCCTGCGCTGGGCAAGAAGGCGAGCTCCACTGCTTTGAGTGGCTGGACAATCGCTGTTATCTGCTGAGAAGTTTCGGTCGTGGAGATGTAGCCGTTTACCACGTTTTTAGTCGCAGAAATTAATGTGATCTGTTTTCCAAGCTCTTGGGCTATCCGGTTGAAGTCTTCCGCCTTGGTCATTTATTGCCTCCTGATATTGAACAGTCTCCACATAGATAGCTTGGGTGAGGGCATACGCAGTCTGTAGCGGTAGTGTCTCTGGAAACCAGATGGACGGGGTTGTGTTCATCCGCTGTGCCGTCGGTGAACTTCTCAACAGGCTTGGGAGCATTGCACACAGGGCAACCTGCGATGTACCACGCCCAGACTCTTCCGCATTTCGGGCATACCCAAGGCTGACCTTCTGGCAATGGTAGTACTACCATCAGTACCCCCTCACAGGTAGCCATTCGGTTAGAGAAGCACTGACAAATTCGTTCCCAGCAAGCTCGGCACTTTTGCACATTCCTTTGTGAAGGGCGCACTCACCATCTACATCATAGGTGCAGCTCAGGCATGGGCTGCCATACATCACGAGCTCGCTAATTATATCCTTTGTATGATATATGTCCATATCAACCACCTACCTCAAACACGTCAACGGGGTAGATTTCCACGTCGCTGTCCCAGCCTCCAATTCCTGCACCCTTTGGTCTGATGACAAACCTGTGCCCTGGGTGCAGGATGCAGTTGTAGCGCTTGATTTCTACTTCTTTGCCTTGCATCCATGTTTGCTCCTTGAAGAGGCTAAGCACGAATGGCTCCTCGCGCTGCTCCTCATAGAGCAGAGCGTGGTAGACAACCTCGTATATCTTCGGGTTCTGCTCCATGAGGATAGTCGCAGGGATGTGCCCCTGGAAAATCAGGTTCTCGCTCCTGTTGTGGATTTTCGCCCTGGTCATATAGATGCGTCCGACTTTGCCGCGAAGAGGTCGTTTCTTCAGCACATGGTCGCGGTAGAGCCTGCCGAGCCAAGCGGCGAGTCTGGTCTCCAACGTTGTGAGCCCAGTCTTCTCCAGGAAGTCGAAGAGGAGTTTTTTCGGGTTCATTTCTCTATCGGCTCACCTGTTACTGCCCTGAGCACCAGGTTTACTACCGCCAGGATTGCAGCCTGCTCCTCCGGGGAAATTACGAACCCTGTCTGGCTCTGGACTATCATAGCACCTGCCGCTATCAGATTCACCCAGATGGTTTTCGAGCGATACCACTTCTTTGCCATTTTCACCACCGACCCCACCTGTCACCTTTAGACTTTTAAAAGAAGGGAGGAAGGCGGGAGGTGAGGAAGGAGCTGCCCCGAGCGAAAAGAAGATGTCACCGCGTCGGGGCAGCGCGGTGACCTTTACCTCCATATCTTGTTGGCGATGACTGCCGCAAGGCTTACCAGTCCTGCCCAGAGCGTGCCGAGGACTATCAGCCCGCCTTTTGCCATGCTGTTGTCCTGCTCAAGCTTGTTTATCCGCTTCCATTGCTCTTCGTTTGTTTCTATTATTCTGTCGAGCTTTTTCTCTATCAGTGTGAGCTTCACGTTGAGAACCTGAATAGCCGCGCACTCTTGGCAGTCCTTCAAGGCGCTCCCCTCGCGAAGGTTATCGTCGTCTTTGTGAGGTATCGCACGAGTGCCTGCTCAGCCTCTTCTCTGAGAAGCTGAATTGCCCTGAGCTTGGCGTCGATGTTCTTCGCCTTGTCCACGGCTTCATCTCCTATTTTATAACTGAGCGGAGATGACGCCTGAGAGTCTATGATTTCTCGCTGAAGGATGTCCGCGCAGGTCTGATTGAGTACCCAGAGAAAAACAGATTCAGGGGGCTCTGTCCATGCTTGCCCTGTTCTCTCTTCAACCTGGGCTATCCTCCTGTCAAGAAAGCCCTGTATTACCACGTCGCTCGGCTCGGTCTGGTAGTTATCCCCGAGCCTCTGCCTGACATCAGTTACGGTGGGATAGCCCAAGGTGCGAGAGCCCCCTACTTAGCCTTGTTCTCTGCTGGCCTGGCTTGCTTGTCCTCGCTCTTCTTTGCCTGTTTTGTCTGTGTCAGCTTTTCTGCGACTCCAGAGGCTATTAGAGCCTCCGCGGTGTCCATGTCCACGGCAACCTCGTCTCCTGGCTTAAAGTCGTCCCAGCCTATGATTCTTCCGTCCTTGTTCACCTTAGCCCTGCTCCAAGGGGTCTTGAGCTTTATCTTCACCGCTTAGCCCCCTTAGATGCCTGTCATCTTGCAGATTGCCGTAGCAACGCGTATCCTCGGAATCTCTATGCCCCAGACCCTTCCTTTGCGGTTCTCGGTATCCTGGTCTATCCAGAGCTTCCTCTTGATGCCGCCGAGGGTCGCCCTGTCCATATACTGCTTGGATACGGCTATTACGTATCCCTCGCCAGCAGGCACGAGGTCGCTGTAGTATATCCTGTCAACGAAGTTGCCCTCTATCATCCTCCTCTGGTTGTTGTCGTTTGCGGTGAGCACGTCGAGCTCGCCGTATTGGACTGGGTTCAGCACCGCTATGAAGGGCGGGTTGATGTTATTCTCTATGAGCTTGTCCCTCGCCTTCCTGAAGGTCTCGTAGGCGTTGGGGGCTGTGCCGAAGTCAGCGCCAGTTACGGTGAGGATTCCAGAGGTGTTCATTATGCCGGATATGCCGAATGCTGAGTTCCCGAGAGCTATGTTCCTGTCGAGCTCCTCAGCAACCTTGGCGGCGGCTGCGGCAACGTTGGCGGTGTCGAGGTCTCTCCCGGCTCTCCTCGCAGCCTGGAGCTCGCGCCACCTTATGAGGAACTCCTTGTGGGTTATCGGGAGGAGCACAGTCTTTCTGTTGCCCACTGCTATGTTGTCGAAAGCCATATCCTCCATGAACATGTCCGTCTTAGCCGCGCCCATGTCGCTGTATTCGTCCCAGCTTATCTCAAGGTCTGCCTCTGTTATCCGGAAGGGCTGGAGCAGGTTCACCCAGACGAGGTTCTTCCGGATTACTTCTGTGATGGTCTCGTCAACCCGCCTGTATTCCTCAGGTCTTAATATCTCAGCCATGTCTACCACCTCAGATTAGACTCCTCACAACAATTGCAGCCTCTCCGGCTGTGGCGTCCACGCTCTGCTCTGCTTGGGCAACGATTATCTCAGGTGGCACACCGCCCTCGAGAATCTGCCCGTTTGCTGCGGTAGAGGTTACGCTCGTAGTGCCTGCCTGAACCGCGAGTGGGCTTGCCTTCTTGACCCTGCCGTCCGCTGCTATGGTGAGGTAGTCGCCCTTGGTAACGTTCTCGCCAGCGGCGAGTATTGCCCTGACGAAGATGTCGCCCTTGAGGATTCTCGCCGGCTGGTCTGCTTCGTAGGTGTCACCTATGCCGTATTTGTAGCTGGTATCGAGCCAGCCGAGCGGGGTATCGGTGGGCTGGCAGACTTTGAAGTGGTCGTCGTCGGTGTCGCGGGTGACCAGAACTCCGGGAGTGCAGTTGGTCGGTGTCTTGCATATCAGCTCCTCAACGAGCGGAGTGCCCTGTACAAGAACGGCATTTTCGGGAGTTACGACTCCTGGCATGGCATATCACCTCACGAGTATGAGATTATTTCCTCTGGCTCCGGAGATGCTCCCTCATTGACAACAGGAGCTCTCTCCTGGGGTTTCCTCATCTTCACCGCCTTCTCCAGCGTCCTGAGATAGAGGTCCTTTAGCTCGGCTATGCTCTTGCCCTCAGTCTCAGCCTCGGGGTCGATTTCTGCTATCTTTTCCCTGAGACGCTGCGCCTCGGCTTCCTCGTAGCGCTTGACCTGTTCGCTGAGTTCCTGAATCACCCTGTCCTTCTCTTCGAGCTGCTCTTCCAGCTCTTTTATCCGGGCTTCGAGTTCTTCGCTCATGGTTTCACTCTCCTTTTGGTTATCCGATTCGAATGAAGACTTTAAAACCTCCTTTTCCCCAGGTGGTTCTCTTCCAAATTGTCGGTAGTGCCTCGCGAGGTGGCGGTAGACCGCTGGTCTATCGCTCTGCGGGATGTCCACTCCTCCACGAGCACCACGCAGAGCTGCCATAGCAGCGGCAACGCCCTCCCAGACGGTTACCAGTCTGCCGTCCACCACGTCGTGATGCGGAAGCTTATACGCTCCGAAGTTCTCGCGGTCGTTGCTGTCATACCAAGCAAAGCCCTTGGCGTATTTGTTCCAGTCTATCTTGTCCTTGTCTCCTGAGCCGTCAGAGCTCGCCCACTTCCTGAGCCTCGCTATAGCTGCGTTCTTATCCCAGCCTCCCCGCTCTACTCCTGGCGGGGAGTGAGAAGGAACAGCTCCTTTAACCTCTTTCATGGCTTTTTCCTCCACAGAAGTTACGAGAGCACCTGGATTAGCGGGTACCCCTACTAAGCTGACTTCGATGATTTTTATCCGCTTGATGAATCGCCTGACCTCCTTGCCGTCCCCCTCCTCATAATCGAGGATTATGAACTGTATGCTGAAAGCCGAGAGGTAGCCTTCTTTGAGGCTCTGCCATACCGATTCAAACATCGGGTGCGCCGGATTGAGCTTCGCCCTTATCCAGAGCTTAGAGCCTTCGAGCCTCGCTGCAACCACTTTGCCAATTGGGATGTCGTGGGTGTTGTGCATCAAAAACAGCTTGTTGTAGGGGTCCTCGACTATCTCTTCAACTACTCTTTCGAGAGCCTCCTTGGTGATTACATCGCCTTCAAGGTCAAGGTCGTCAGTGCTGGCATAGCCCTCAACGAAGTAGCCCTTATCCCCGCTCTTGGTGCAATACTCCTCAGTGCACTTGTACTCTGTGAGCTTGAGCCTGCCGCGGAACGATTTTGCGCCAACGTATATTTCAGCGTCCATGGAGGAGGCTGGCGAATATAGACTTTATAAATGAAAGCGTGGGGTTTACAGAAATGTTTTATATTTTTCCTGATAGAAAAACTGTCGGATTGATACAGAAAAGGTAAAGATTTATTGTAATTTCCTTATAATTATCACGTCTTCGGACTGCATCTCTACCTCTACGTGCTTAAGATTTTCAGCAAACCACTTTGGCAGAGTGAGGTAGGTAGAATACAGCCCTTCGATTACCTTCTGAACTCTGTGCAGGTATGAATAGAGAGTGTAATACGTTCTCCCCCGCTTCTCAATTTTGAAGATTATGTCATTCTCTGCCATGTAATCGAGGTATTTTTTAGCCACTCTGGGATGTACTTTTGCTTTTCGAGCTACAGCATAAGCTGTTTGCAGTCCTTCGTTAAGCGCATTGCTGATTCTTGCCATAATCTCCGGGTCGTATCTCTTTCCTCGCTTGGCTGGCTGCTTCACGAGAAACAGGAATTCATCCGCCTTCGTTATATCCCAGTGTTCTGGCGGGACTATGTAGATTTTGCGTCCACCTGGTGCTTTGAACTTCATGAGATAACCACGCTCGCAGAGCTTCTTTATCCTCGCGCTCAGGTGGCTACTGCCTTTGAGGTGCTGCATGCCAAAGTATTCTCTTAGCTGTGAGAGAGTGAACCAGTTACCGAGTTTTTTAGCTGCCTCTAAAACCTCTTCCTGGCTCGGAATCGCGCTCCCTCCTCCACTCCCTCGGCGGGCAACGATTTATCTCAACGATAAGCTGCTCGTCGTTGAGCCTCTTCACCCTTAGAAGTCCAGAGAAAACGTTTGTAACTATCTGTTCGACGGTTTTAAGTGCCTCCTGTGCCTTGAGCACTCCTTGCCTCCTCCGCAGCGAGCGATATCGTTAGCCCCCTCCAGGCTTGTGCCCGGAGGGGGCTTTTTCACCGGTGATGATGAAGCCCCGGTATTTGTTAAGCGCCCCGGGGCAAGGCGCTCAAACCAATTTACGAGAATCGTGACCACCCATAGAGAAAAAGTTAACGTCAAGGCTTACAATAATGTTTGCGCGAAAAAGCGGTTTGATTGGCTAACTTATGCAGCGCTGTTTGTCAGCTTTTCTTAACTTAGAAGATAACTCGCGGGGGTCTGCTAAGGCGTTTATCGTTCTTCTCGCTCAGTCGTTTGAGGAATTGCCTTGCCTCCTCTCTAATCTCAGGTGCAATCTGATTATCAAGAATCTCCTCGATTTCTTCATCGCTGAGAATTAGATAAGGGTCTCCGAACCATCTACGCACCTGGTCCATTGTCCTGCAATAAGCCCAACCCTTCATAGGTCGAACACCTTCTCCAGTATCCTTTTTCTCTCCAGAAAGAGCTTCGGGTTCTCTAAGTCGAATGGATACATCGCGTTTATTTTCTCGTTGGGTATCGGAGAACCCTTCATCACCCGGTAGTCTTCCGTTATTATCTCGCCGAGCCTCAATCTCCACTTTAAAGACCCCTTTCGATAGCCTGTTAAAGCAGCTTTGACTTCTCGTCTGGTGAAGTATTCTTCTAAGAAGGAGAGGTTTTTAGCATTAACAATTTTTTCCAAAGTCCTTATGTGCCCGTAGTCGTGGAGCAGAGAACTCGCTATGAGGTCTTCTATCGTCATTGATTCGAGCTTTTTTATGAGTGCTTGCTTCTCAGGAAATCTCTCCTTTATGGCAGTTAACCAGTCGTTTCTCCTTGCGTAAAACTTCGCAACTCCCGCTGGCAGGTGTATCCTCCTCTCAAGCTTCAGAGGCTCATAGGAGAGAGGGCGCACAAAGGCAAATGACTCCCCACCATCCGGGTCAATAGCCCTGTATGGCTCAAGGACTATATCAACGCGCTCCTTGAAGTTGTGGTCTATTTTGCTGACCGCTTTCTCAACCGTTCGCCTGGGTAGTGGCTTGGCAGGTATAATCTCATAGCCTTCGCTTTTGAGCTGCGAGATGAGCTGCTTATCCCCGCCGTATTCTATCTTCGTGCTCGGTTGCTCTTTGGCAGGTATGAGGGTGCAGCGGCAGTTCGGATGTAGCGGTGGCTTCTCTGCGCTCGCGGGGTAGACGTTGCCATCTCGTGGACCGCAAATTGGGCAAACCCTCTCATCTGCTGCGGTGAGCCATTGCCACCTCTGAAATCCTGCTGCCTGATACCTGCTCCATGCGCCTGTGTTGAAGGCTCTTATGGTTTCTGTTCTGGCGATGGTCTGAGCTCTGGCTATTGGCATGTTGAAGTCCTGGGCTATCTTCTCGTAGAGGTCTCTTCTGCTCCAGTTCTCCAGGTTTGCTCTTACGAGAGTTTCCCTCAGCTTCTTTCTGAGGTCTCCCCTGATGCCGCGGATGTATTCCAAAGTGAGACCGCGCAGGGCTGCGATGTTCTCCTCGTCGGCGATTGAGACGGCAAGGTCTATCTCAACGCCTGCCAGTCTGAGCTTTCGGAGGGCAAACTGCACGCCGCGCTGATATGCAAGGGGTAGGAAACGGTCTATTACTTGGAGCGCCTTCTCCCTCCCCAGTTCCTCTTCGAGAGCTCCGAGCACCTGCTGGATTGTGTCCTCTGTGATTGTTCCCATGTTTTTGAGGATTTCGAGAGTTCTGCGCCTGGCTCTCATCGGGAGCTGCTGTAGCGCTCTCCTGAAGTCAGCTCTGAGCGTGGCTGTGCGCGTGGGGTCGATTTCAGCCATGGAAAAAGAGCTGAGGAAGGACTTTATAACAGCACAATAGCCCCGGGAGGATTTGAACCTCCGTCCTCGGGTCCAAAGCCCGAGATGTTTGACCAGGCTACACCACGGGGCTATCTGAACAGAGACTCGTCAAAATGAAGGGCTTTAAGAGTGCCTTGTGGCGCGTCCCTTGGCATGACTGGCTCCTCTTCATTCAGCGGAGGCAAGCCGAAGTATTGCCTTGCCTCGTCGAGGGTCATGATGCCCTTCTCATAGAGCATCGCTGCCACTTCTGCCCAGATTGAGTCGTCCTCTGCTATCGGGATTTCGAACTCTATGTCAAAGTCGCCTGGGAGATACGGGAATAGCACTCGTTCATACTCGGAGATTATTGTCTCTTGAATTCCTTCGATGTATTTCTTGAATACCCTTAGCTGGTTTGTGCTGGTTGCCCTGTTGCTGCCCTCTGGGACGCCAAGGAAAACAGGCGGGACTCTCAGAGCTCTCTGGGCTTTGCTCTGGAGGTGCTGAATGAAGTTTACGAGACCGTTCCAGTCGTGGCTCGCTGCGAGGTCTTTTATTTCAATAGTGTCGTCTGTGCCAATAGTGTTATTGATTTTGAACTCTCTCGCCTCTTCATCAAGTTGCTGAACTCTATCTGAAAGCGTCTCTACCGCAGACTTGATTTTCTGTTCAAGAGGTGTCAAGCCTGTTGCGGGGTCTTCTATGAGTTCCCTCTGGTCTCGTGGCTTTGCTATCACGTGGAGGAGCCTGTGAGCATCTCTGTGTGCAAGGTGAGCAGCAGTTACCTCAACTCTCCTGAGTAGCTGGAGGATGTCGTAGCAGGGGTGGAGCAGGCTTATGCCATAGACGTTGTTAGCGATGACGTTGTGCTTGAAGTGCATTATGTCGTCCGGCTCATATTCTTTGTAGTATTGGCTCTTTGAGTCCCAGGTCTTCTCGGGGTCGTAGAGGTATGCCTCCACCCTGCCCGTTATGTCTGTTTTGATCTTAACGTGCCCTGGGTGGAGAACCTGTAGTTCTACAATATGCTCTCGCTTTTCTGGTTCTACTGGTATCGTGTAGGCGTTGCCAAAGATTAGGTGGGTCTTGGCGTTGTTCTCCGTTACCTTCTGGAAGTTTACGTCCTTTGCCCATTGCTCAATCCTCGCTACTGTTGCCTCATTGTTGCTCTGGAAAGTCATGCCCCCGCCTACCGCAAGGGCTGTGATTGTGTCAATCGCTAAAGCCACGTCGAGGTCGTTGTAATATAGCTTCTCGTATGCTGGATAATTCTGGTGTGGGTCGAAGCCTATCGTTGAATCTCCTATGAGTGCCTGAGCAGCGAGAGCTACTCTGTCTGAGATAGCCTTTATGACCGTCCTCGTCTTCCGAGAAAAGCTCTTTGTGAGAACACTTCTTATTCCCATTGTGCCTATGCTGAGGTCTTGGACTTTATAAGGAGTGGTCTAATCTAATCGGTGTAAACTATCGCCTTGCCTGGTCTCATCGGGGTTGCTTGCTCCAGCGCCTCCAGTGCCAGGGCAAGGCTGTCGGGGAAGTCGTCATGGTAGCCTGCCCCCTCGGGGTGGTGGCAGTTCCAGAGACCTCCGGGTTTGATGTCCTTCTGGAGGTCTATCATCTGCTTGATGAACTTGTTGCGGTATTCTCCCTGCCCTCTCGCCGGGTAGCGGAGCTTTGCCTCCTCTATGACCTCGCCGTTTACGCCGAGGCGTGGGAGCATGACGCTGGCGAGCCTCTTATACAGCCTGTCCTTGTTCTGCGGTGTGAAGGGCACGCCTATAACCGGGACTCTGAGCTCTGCCTGGAGGCGGTCAACCATCATGTCCTGCGTGCCTGTGCTGTCGCAGGCTACGGCGAAGCAATAGGGGTATTGCCTAACAAAAGCCTTGATTAGCTCAAACTGGGCGTTGTAGTCGTCGCCGTGGAGCTCCAGCCAGCCCAGAATGCGGTAGTCTGTGCTTACCGCGGTTAGGACTGTGCTGTCATAGCTCTTGCCGAAGTCTATACCTATTGCGCACGGCTCGCTGCTTGGTCCTGCCTCATAGTCGCCTTTCAGGGCTTCGAGCTGCTGGAGGGTGATGAACTGCCCGCGCTCAAGCACCCAGATAAGGGCGTATTGGGTCTTGAATGCGTCGCTGTCTATGCCCAGGGTGTTGATACGCTCTTGGATGTGCTTCTCATAAGCGAGCTCCAGGGGGTCACCTGTTTGCTCGTAGCGAAGGCGCTTCTCCTCTATTACTCGCTTGTAGTCCACCTTTATGGCTTTCCCGGCGGAATCGAAATCATAGAGCTTGCACCTGCGGTAGCCTGCCGTGCCTATGTAGACCACGGTGGCGTTGGTTGCTGCTCCCATTGGCAAGGCAGTGTTGTCTATGCGCTCGTCCAGGAGGTCTTGCGCCTCTTCGAGGATTATGAGGTGTGCTGTTTTGCTTTCAGGGTGACTCCCTGGGCTGAGGGTGAAGCAAAAAGCCGTTGTGCCATTGCTGAGGCGGATAGTGTTGCCGTTCTTCTCCTCGCTCCTAAGTCCGAAGTCCCGTTCAAGTTTCGGGAGAGCGAGCTTTATCCTGTCAAAATCAGTTTTCGCCTGCTCAAGCTGAGGGGCGAAAATGATTGTGTTAAACGTCTTGAAGGCTGGTAAGCCAAGCTTCCTGCACAGACTGTGGTAGAATACGTGCAGGAAGAGGACGGTATCCACAACCATCTCAGTCTTGCCTGATTGTCTCGCGAATTCTACCGCTATATGCTCGCCTTTACCGAGAAGGACGCTCTTTATTATTCTGTTGCTTGGTTCGCGCTGGTAGTCGTAGAATGGCTTGCCAGCGTCGCCGTATTTTTCGACGAATCTGTCTCTTAAGGCAAAAATCCGCTGCCAGACCTCCTCAGTTATCCGAGGCGTCTGTATTGCCATCATTGTGAATACCTCGCAGAAGCTCCTCGACTATCCTGTCCTGGACGCTGAGTTCCACGCGCTGAGGTGCCTGCCGGAGCACCTCCA